TTATTGGAGAAAGTGAAGAAACAACTTCATCAGAAATTAGAAGTTCATCAATTAAATGGATTCCAAAAACCAATGAATGGTTATGGGTTTACAAAAAACTAATGGATTTATCTACCGAGGCCAACAAAATATGGGGGTTCGATTTAATAAGTGCCGACGAAGAAATTCAATACACTGAGTATTATGACAAAAATGAAGGCCATTATGATTGGCATCAAGATATTGGTCCTGGTTCTCCTAGTCATAGAAAAGTATCAATTACCGTACAACTATCAGATTCAGATGAATATGAAGGTGGTGATTTACAAATTTGGTCGGGAGGTCAAAACATACAAAATGCCGCGAGAGGAGCGGGAGTTGTAGTTATTTTCCCAAGTTATATGATGCACCGAGTTACTAAAGTAACCAAAGGAACTAGACGAAGTTTTGTTCTATGGGTGGGTGGTAGTCATTATAAATAAAAAAAGGTCAGAATATTCTGACCTTTTTTTATTATTATCGAAACATAGGAAAAACGTACGAGAGTTTTCCACATCCTGCGGTTAAATAACTCACTACTATCGTACCTGCTTTAGGGTCTTCACACACATCAATAGATATAAGTTCACCACAAGATTCACCACATATACTAAATGGGATACTACCTCCACCTCCACCTCCTGGAGGTCCTGGAGGTCCCGTAGGTCCTATAGGTCCAGGACTACCTGTTGGGCCAGGCCCTCCTGTTGGTCCAGGACTACCTGTCGGGCCAGGTCCCCCTGGCGAACCGCTAACACCTGAAGTACCATTAGACCCTGGCGTTCCGTTTGAACCTGGAGGTCCAGGACTACCTGTAGGTCCCGTTCCTCCATCACGACCATTAACACCTGAGGTACCATCACGGCCAGGACTACCTGTCGGGCCAGGACCCCCTGGCGTTCCGTTAGAACCTGGCGTTCCATTTATACCTGAAGTACCGTTAGAACCTGGGGGTCCAGGACTACCTGTAGGACCAGGTCCTCCATTAGACCCTGGCGTTCCATTAGAACCTGGTGTTCCATTTATTCCCGATGAACCTGACGTTCCATTAGACCCTGGCGTTCCGTTAGAACCTGGCGTTCCATTTATTCCCGATGAACCTGACGTTCCATTAGACCCTGGCGTTCCGTTAGAACCTGGCGTTCCGTTTGAACCTGGTGTACCATTAATACCTGAAGACCCACTTGTTCCTGAAGTTCCGCTTGTTCCTGAAGTACCCGCTCTACCTGAAGAACCTGAAGTTCCGTTTGAACCTGGTGCACCATTTATTCCTGATGACCCACTTGTTCCACTTGAACCTGAAGTTCCGTTTGAACCTGGTGTTCCATTTATTCCTGATGAACCACTTGTACCCGAAGAACCACTTGTTCCACTTGAACCTGAAGTTCCGTTTGAACCTGGCGAACCGTCACGACCATTAACACCTGAGGTACCATCACGGCCAGGACTACCTGTCGGTCCATTAACACCACTAGACCCTGATGTACCTGAAGAACCGCTTGTTCCACTTGAACCTGACGTTCCATTAGAACCTGGCGTTCCGTTTATTCCTGAAGACCCTGATGTTCCTGAAGTGCCACTTGTTCCCGAAGTACCCGCTTTACCTGATGAACCTGAAGTTCCATTAGAACCTGGCGTTCCGTTTATTCCTGAAGAACCACTTGTTCCTGAAGTTCCACTTGAACCGTTTGTACCTGAAGAACCACTTGTTCCGTTAGAACCTGGTGTTCCATTTATACCTGAAGACCCACTTGTTCCCGAAGTTCCGCTTGTACCTGATGTACCAGCTCTACCTGAAGAACCACTTGTTCCTGAGGTCCCATTAGACCCTGGAGTTCCGTTAATTCCCGAAGAACCACTTGTTCCTGATGTTCCTGCAAATACCGTTTGTTTACCCATATAACCTTGGGAATCAACAACAATATATGTAGTTCTCCCTTGGACGTTTCTTAACTTCTCGGTTTTAATCTCCGTAGGGTCAACATCACCAACTTCTTTAAAAACGGTGTCATTAATAGTAACACCTGAAGGTGCATTTATCGTATATCCCTTTTTAGCCATTATATATTTTTATATTAAAGTTTTTTATTACCAATTTTAACTAAATAAGTCTAGTGTTATCGTATTAATTCTTGCAGCAACTTGTATATCTTTAGACGGTGATTGATTGATTATCACAACTCGTAACCTTTCTGGCGATGACGATGCAGTTATAACCGCTCTAAATAAATTAGAATCTTGTGCCGAAATAATTTCAGTAAATCCTGGTCCTACAAGTGTGGCAACACCACCAATATTTTTAATTGCTCCTGTATACAGTCGATAATCACAATCACCTGTTGACCCTTCAGTAGCCACTAAATATATTTCAACACCATACACTTTATTCTGAAGTACATCAAAATAATATGGGTTAGTAAGTTCAATATACAATTCATCCGCACTATTTAGTGCAATTCTGTTTATTAATATATTACGAGTACTTTGTGGTCTACCACCACCTACTACCGCTAAATTGTGATTTGAATAATCTTCTTCATAATATCTCTCAGAATTAGCGTAAGTTCCCATTTCTAACGCCCCTAAAGTAGTGTTATCAGTGATAGGGAACGTTGAGTCACCTATAGTAGTTGGTGATGTAAATTTAACGTATCTATCCAATGTCCCACTAACCGCAACTGATGTTCCACTTGAACCACTTGTACCTGAAGTACCTGATGTACCCGCTTTACCTGAAGAACCACTCGTTCCCGAAGTTCCATTAGAACCTGGAGTTCCGTTTATACCTGAAGAACCACTTGTCCCTGATGTTCCACTTGTACCTGATGTACCTGCTTTACCCGAAGTTCCACTTGTTCCGTTAGAACCTGGTGTTCCATTTATACCTGAAGAACCACTTGTTCCTGATGTTCCTGAGGTACCGTTAGAACCTGGTGTTCCATTTATACCCGAAGAACCATTAGTACCCGAAGAACCACTTGTCCCTGATGTTCCACTTGTCCCGTTAGAACCTGGCGTTCCATTTATACCAGAAGAACCACTTGTTCCTGAAGTTCCGCTAGTCCCTGATGTTCCAGCCTTACCTGAAGTTCCACTTGAACCATTAGTGCCTGAAGTACCATTTACACCTGATGAGCCACTAGTTCCTGAAGAACCGTCAGTTCCATTTATACCGTCAACACCTGAAGAACCTGAAGTTCCACTTGAACCATTTGTCCCTGATGAACCACTTGTTCCTGAAGAACCATTTGTTCCTGAAGTTCCGCTTGTTCCTGATGTACCAGCCTTACCTGAAGTTCCACTTGAACCATTTGTCCCTGATGAACCACTTGTTCCTGATGTTCCATTTATTCCTGAAGAACCTGATGTACCACTAGTCCCTGAAGAACCTGATGTACCACTTGTTCCTGATGTTCCATTTATTCCTGAAGAACCTGATGTACCACTAGTCCCTGAAGAACCTGATGTACCACTTGTTCCTGATGTTCCGTTTATTCCTGAAGAACCGCTAGTTCCTGATGTACCACTTGTTCCTGACGTACCCGCTTTACCTGAAGTCCCACTTGAACCGTTAGTTCCTGAAGAACCATTTGTTCCACTAGTACCTGACGTACCTGAAGAACCATTAGTACCTGAAGAACCATTAGTTCCACTTGTTCCTGAAGAACCGTTAGTTCCACTTGTTCCTGATACTCCTGACGAACCACTAGTTCCTGACGAACCGTTAGTGCCCGATGAACCACTTGTTCCTGAAGTTCCGCTAGTCCCTGATGTTCCAGCTTTACCTGAAGTACCACTTGAACCGTCAGTACCCGATGAACCGCTAGTTCCTGAAGAACCATCAGTCCCATTTATACCATCAACCCCTGATGAACCTGAAGTACCACTAGTTCCTGATACTCCTGACGAACCTGAAGTTCCACTTGAACCGTTTGTTCCTGAAGTTCCGCTAGTCCCTGAAGTTCCCGCTTTACCTGATGTTCCACTAGAACCATTTGTTCCTGACGAACCACTTGTACCTGACGTACCACTCGAACCGCTAGTTCCCGAAGAACCGTTTGTTCCTGAAGTACCACTAGAACCATTAGTTCCAGAAGTTCCACTTGTTCCTGATACACCCGATGAACCACTTGTTCCTGACGTACCACTCGAACCGTTGGTACCACTTGAACCACTAGTACCCGAAGAACCGTTTGTTCCTGAAGTACCACTCGAACCGTTAGTACCTGATGAACCTGAAGTTCCACTAGTACCTGACGAACCTGAAGTTCCGCTAGTACCTGAAGTACCATTTATACCTGATGAACCGCTAGTTCCTGAAGAACCATCCGTTCCATTTATACCATCCACACCTGAAGAACCATTAGTACCTGATGAACCACTAGTCCCTGAAGAACCGTTTGTTCCTGAAGTACCGCTAGTTCCTGAAGTTCCCGCTTTACCTGACGTACCGCTTGAACCATTTGTTCCTGATGAACCATTTGTTCCTGATGAACCATTTGTTCCACTTGAACCACTAGTACCTGAAGTTCCTGAAGTACCGCTAGAACCATTTGTACCTGATGTTCCACTAGAACCATTTGTACCTGACGTACCGCTAGTTCCTGAAGTTCCACTAGTACCCGAAACTCCTGAAGAACCTGATGTCCCACTTGTTCCTGAAACCCCTGAAGAACCGCTAGTCCCTGAAGACCCCGATGTTCCACTAGAACCGTTTGTACCTGACGTACCACTCGAACCATTTGTTCCTGAAGTTCCACTAGTACCCGAAACTCCTGAAGAACCTGATGTCCCACTTGTTCCTGAAACCCCTGAAGAACCGTCAGTACCATTTATACCATCAACACCTGATGAACCTGAAGTTCCACTTGAACCATTTGTCCCTGAAGTACCACTTGTTCCTGAAGACCCGTTTGTCCCTGAAGAACCATTTGTACCTGATGTTCCACTTGTCCCTGAAGAACCATTAGTACCACTTGTCCCTGAAGAACCATTAGTACCCGAAGAACCTGAAGTTCCACTTGTTCCTGATGAACCTGAAGTCCCACTTGAACCATTTGTTCCTGATGTTCCACTAGAACCATTTGTTCCTGATGTTCCACTTGTTCCTGAAGAACCTGAAGTCCCACTTGAACCTGATGTTCCGCTAGTTCCTGACGAACCGTTAGTACCTGACGAACCACTTGTACCTGAAGTACCGCTAGTTCCCGACACACCTGAAGAACCCGAAGTTCCACTAGTCCCTGAAACACCACTCGTACCTGAAGTACCATTTATACCTGATGAACCGCTAGTTCCTGAAGAACCATCCGTTCCATTTATACCATCCACACCTGAAGAACCTGAGGTTCCACTTGAACCATTTGTTCCTGAAGTACCTGATGTACCACTAGAACCATTCGTACCTGAAGTTCCGCTTGTTCCTGAAGACCCATTCGTTCCTGATGAACCTGAAGTCCCTGAAGTTCCGCTTGTTCCTGATACACCTGAAGTTCCGCTTGTTCCTGACGAACCACTTGTACCTGATGAACCACTTGTTCCACTCGACCCGTTTGTACCTGAGGTTCCACTTGTTCCTGAAGTACCATTAACACCTGAAGAACCACTTGTACCTGAAGAACCCGAAGTTCCTGAAGAACCACTTGTTCCCGATGTTCCGCTAGTACCCGATACTCCTGATGAACCTGAAGTACCACTAGAACCATTGGTACCACTAGAACCGTTAGTACCTGAAGTTCCACTTGTTCCTGAAGAACCTGATGTTCCTGAAGAACCACTCGCACCTGAAGTACCACTTGTTCCTGAAGAACCGCTAGTACCAGATGAGCCTGAAGTTCCACCACCAACGATTAAATAAGCCGAGAAATAACTTGTTGACCTATTAGAACCACCCTCAAGATTTCTACTTGTTGGGTCTCCATTATAACCCGTAAATTCAACATAATCAGTAGTCCCATTAAAATAAATTATTTTATTATTACCTTGTGAAACACCTGCAGATGTTGTTGTTTGATTTTGCCAAATGAATGTTTGATTCCCATTTTTACGGATTTGTGAATTATATTGATTGTTCGCTACCGTAGCTGTTTGCCAAAAAACTTCAAGTGTCACATTGTAGTAACCCGCTATTGTTGGTGTAAATCTATAAGTTGATACATCCCACCAATTATTAGGGTCAAAATCATCAATAAATTGAATTATAGTATCAACATTTGAAGGAATTGATTGATTTGTCGATAAATAACCTTGTACAACATAGTCAGATGCAACCAATCCCGTTGGTGAGGTACCACTTGAACCTGAAGTCCCTGAGGAACCTGACGTTCCACTTGTTCCTGAAGAACCATTAGTTCCCGAAGTACCACTTGTACCTGAAGAACCATTAGTTCCTGATGAACCACTAGTTCCCGCAGAACCTGAAGTCCCACTTGAACCGTCGGTTCCATTTATACCATCAACTCCCGATGAACCACTAGTTCCCGCAGAACCTGAAGTCCCACTTGAACCATTTGTCCCTGAAGTTCCACTCGTACCTGATGTACCGTCACCTCCTGATGCACCATCTAAATTTGTTTCCCAAGTACAGTAATTACCTGAACCGTCAATTTCAGTTATCTGTAATGTTAAAGAACCTGTAGACGGATTATATGAAATCACATCACCGTGAAAGTGATTTGAATTGTCGTACGCAACAATTAAATGTTGGGCAATAGTATATGATAAACCTACACTTGTAGTTATTGTTATGTTAGTACCAACAACTAATGTCGATAAATCAATACAATCTGTTGAATTTCCTATATAATCGGCACTTACCCCAGATGAACCTGAAGTTCCCGATGAACCGCTGGTTCCTGATGTTCCGCTAGTTCCTGATGTTCCGCTCGAACCTGAAGTTCCTGAAGAACCACTTGTTCCTGAAGAACCTGATGTACCACTTGAACCATTAGTTCCTGAGGTTCCACTTGTTCCTGAAGACCCACTTGTTCCTGAAGACCCATCAGTACCGCTTGAACCGCTAGTTCCACTCGAACCATCCGTTCCATTTATACCATCAACACCAGATGAACCACTTGTTCCCGCAGAACCTGATTCACCGCTAGTACCTGAAGAACCGTTTGTTCCTGACGTACCACTAGTACCTGAAGAACCACTTGTTCCTGAAGTACCACTTGAACCGTCAGTTCCCGAAGAGCCGCTTGTCCCACTCGAACCATCTGTCCCTGAAGTACCACTAGTACCTGAAGAACCATTTGTACCACTTGAACCGCTAGTCCCACTTGAACCATTTGTTCCTGACGTACCGCTAGTTCCACTTGACCCATCAGTTCCTGAAGAACCGCTAACACCCGAAGAACCATCTGTACCATTTATACCATCAACACCAGAAGAACCGCTAGTCCCACTCGAACCTGATTCTCCCGACGAACCTGAAGTCCCTGAAGAACCGTCAGTCCCTGAAGTACCACTTGACCCATCAGTTCCTGATGTACCACTTTCTCCAGAAGAACCATCAGTACCCGAAGAACCTGATGTCCCACTAGAACCGTCAGTTCCTGATGAACCACTTGTCCCTGAAGAACCATTAGTACCTGAAGTACCTGAAGAACCACTTGTTCCAGCAGAACCTGATTCTCCTGACGAACCTGATGTTCCTGAAGAACCGTCAGTCCCATTTATACCATCAACGCCTGAAGACCCTGAAGTCCCCGATGTTCCACTCTCTCCTGAAGAACCACTTGTTCCGCTTGAACCTGAAGTCCCTGATGTACCGCTCGAACCTGAAGTTCCTGAAGAACCGCTTGTTCCACTTGAACCTGAAGTTCCTGATGTACCTGAAGTTCCTGAAGTGCCACTAGTACCTGAAGAACCATTTGTCCCTGAAGTACCACTTGTTCCAGATGTACCTGAAGAACCGTTTGTTCCTGAAGTACCACTAGTTCCCGATTCTCCCGATGAACCGCTAGTTCCTGAAGAACCATCCGTTCCATTTATACCGTCAACTCCTGAAGAGCCACTTGTTCCTGATGTACCTGATTCTCCGCTACTTCCCGAAGTACCGCTTGAACCATCAGTACCATTAACTCCACTTAATCCTGAAGAACCGCTAGTACCCGATGTACCACTTTCACCTGAAGTCCCTGAAGAACCACTAGTCCCCGAAGAACCATTTGTTCCTGAAGAACCATTTGTTCCTGAAGAACCATTTGTTCCTGAAGTTCCTGATGTTCCACTAGTTCCCGATTCTCCTGATGAACCTGATGTTCCTGAAGAACCATCCGTTCCATTTATACCGTCAACTCCTGAAGACCCACTCGTTCCAGATGAACCTGATTCTCCACTACTTCCCGAAGTACCTGATGAACCGTTAACACCTGATGAACCGCTAGTCCCCGAAGAACCGTCAGTACCTGAAGAACCATTTGTACCAGATGAACCATCAGTACCCGATGAACCATCAGTACCTGAAGTACCGCTTGAACCTGATGTTCCTGAAGAACCGTTAGTTCCCGAAGTACCACTTGTACCTGAAGAACCATTAGTACCTGAAGTACCACTAATACCTGATGAACCTGATGTTCCACTTGAACCATCTGTTCCATTTATACCATCAACACCTGAAGACCCTGAAGTCCCTGATGTACCACTTTCTCCCGATGAACCCGATGTTCCTGATGAACCGTCAATACCTGATGTTCCTGATGAACCGTCAATACCTGATGTTCCTGATGAACCGTCAATACCTGATGTTCCTGAAGTACCTGAAATACCACTAGTACCCGACGTACCACTTGAACCTGAAGTCCCTGAAGAACCGTTAGTCCCTGAAGTACCACTTGTCCCTGAAGTACCACTTGTCCCTGAAGAACCATCCGTCCCTGAAGAACCATCCGTCCCTGACGTTCCTGAAATACCACTAGTTCCCGATGAACCTGAAGTTCCCGATGTACCGCTCGAACCATTTGTACCTGAAGTTCCACTTGAACCTGAAGTTCCTGAAGAACCACTAGTACCTGATGAACCATTAATCCCCGACGAACCTGATGTCCCTGAAGAACCACTAGTACCTGATGTACCTGAATTAGTCGCAGTAATACCCGTTATTATAATGGTATCACCAATATTATTATATAAATGAATCTCAGATGATGCAGAAAAATAAGTACCACCCGTAACATTTATGTCAGTCATTCCTGTAATACTAACTGTATTACCTGAATTATCGTATAATTCAATATAGTTGTTGATACCCGAAGCACCTGTAAAGAAAGTTCCTCCCGTGATGTAGGTATCATTTAAATCGGCTATTCTCCAACGAGCGTCGTTATGAGTAACACCTCCAACGCCTTCAATAGTTGACGCAGTCCAAGCGTTAAGGAATAACTCTCCTTGGGGGGTGTCATTAAAACACATATAACCTGTCGAGACTTCCGTTAGAGAGCCCGCGGTTTCCGCATTGTTAAAAAGTGTAGTATAATCAGGTATTACATATTGATATGTTAAATCAGTTTCGTGAACATAAACTAACATACCCAATCTTCTTCTACCTGAAGATATACCGTCATTATATAATCTTATTTCATTAGATGTTCCATATGGGACATTATAACTGAAATTAATTGGGATACTATTACCTGAATACTCAACGGCACCACCATTAATTAAAACGTCATTAGGTATTGTCCAAATTAAATCTGAAAGGTTGTAAACTTCCATATATCCACCGATACTGTCTACACTGAAATTAGTACCTTCAACGTTAGCTCTATCTACGGATATTGGACCGAAAACAACATTAGCAGAAACTGGATTTTTATAATCAAAACTCATCATATTATTAAATATCTTACGGTATTAAACTTCCTCCTCGGAAATATAAATTATTATTAAAATTCTTTATTTTAAAGTCACCAATTGTATATGTCGAATACACTCTATAAGTACCTGCAGGTATTGCAGTACCTGTATAATTAACAATGAAACTAGAGTATGTACTATTCATAGTAAAGTAAGTTAAAGAACCTGGGCTATTTGATTCACCAATTGTCGCATATTTTTGTCCATTTGTCGCCCCTGTTGGAACAAACCAAGTATACCAACAAGACTCATTAGGGTCCATAACTGTATTAGGGACTTCGTGAGTTAAGAATCTATACGCAACTATTGGATTACCTTCAGAATCGAATCCTCCCGAAGATGTTGGTACTTGTTCACTTCTAATTGATGGTACACCTAAACTACCCCATCCTGTATAATTTAAGTAAGCATTCATCTGATTATTAAATGTTGATGAGGCAACCGAAGGGGAATTAATATTATAACCTCTAAACGCACTTCCTTGAGATACCATCCAAGTGTTAAATGAAGTTCTTGCACTATATGGTTCAATAGTTAAATAAGCGTAGAATGAAGGTGTTGCGGTTGGTGTCGGTGTTGGTGTTTGAGTCGGAGTTTGGGTCGGTGTTGGTGTTGGAGTCGGAGTACCTGTAGGTTCTGGTGTTGGAGTTGGTGGTGGAGTTGCAGTAGGTGTTGGAGTTGCGGTAGGTGTAGGGGTAGGTGTAGGTTCGGTACAAGGTGCGATTATAAATGTTTCACAATTAAGTGAGTCAATAACTTTAATCATAACCGCAGGGGCACTATTATACATTGCAGGTAAAACCACAGTATACGGCATTGTTGTTGTGGACCCAACATAGCTACAACTAGCACCAAGCACATTACACACATATACTTGATATGGTGATGTTCCTGTTATACTTGTAATAGTTATTGATGACCCCACAAATTATGTTACGTTTTTTTTTATGATTAACTCATTTTATAAATATTAACGAAACCTTTTTATTATTGTAGGTTGTAATAATATTTGTAAGAGTTTTTAAAAGAATGGGAATACCACGTTATTACACGCTTTTAAATACAACATTGTACAGGTATTGTTGACCCACAAGTAGCCGCAGTTACATTGTATTGTTCAGGGCCATTTGTTAATGATAAAACTTGGTAAGCACAAGTAACACAAGGAACTCTGTCTAAATTAACAAATTCTCCAATACTTAACTGATTTATATATCTAACTACATAAACATCACCACCAATTGCCCCTGTTTCACAATCAATAACCTCTTGAACGTTGTAATAGTAATATGTTTCCGTTGGTGTAGGTGTTTGAGTTGGAGTTGTCGTAGGTGTTGGGGTCGGTGTTTGAGTTGGAGTTGCCGTAGGTGTTTGAGTCGGTGTTGGACTCGGTGTAGGTGTTGGAGTTACCGTAGGAGTTTGAGTTGGTGTAGGAGTTTGAGTTGGCGTAGGTGTTTGAGTCGGCGTTGGAGTTACCGTAGGAGTTTGAGTCGGTATAGGAGTTTGAGTCGGTGTTGGGGTTTGAGTTGGCGTAGGTGTTGGCGTAGGTGTTGAGTAATCGTCACAACAGAATCCATAATCTATCATTAATCTAATTATAACGTCCTTATCCGATAAGGCCTTTAAACAATCAGTACTTAACTGAATTGTATTTGATTCGGTATTAATTATGATAGAACCAATACCAGGTATACTATCTAATAGATTTCGTAACGCGGTAACGTATTGGGTATCTGTTGGGTAATCCAAAATTCCAACTGAATTATAAAATTCACTAGTATAACCTGTACCCCCAACATCTAACAATATAGTAAATGTTGCGGCGGTTAATGAACATCCCGTTTCTCCCGAAGTTAGAACTTCATAACCATCATTTAACATTTGTCTTAAACCTTGTTCAGTACCACTATTCTCAATAAATTCACTATCACAGACATTAAATAATGAATATGTCGAATTATTAGAACTACAACTTACTGAAATTGTCTTGTTTGCAACACATCCGTCAGAATCGGTTAAAATTAAACTATACGTTCCCGCAGTCAATCCCGTTATAAACATACCCGTTTGAGAACCAACATTTGAGGACCAACCAAAAGTATATGGTGGTTTACCTCCTGTAATTAAGGCAGTAACTGTACCCTCATTACCGTTCCCACAAGAAGTACTAGTTAAAGTAAACGCGGTCTTGGTCGATGATGGAATAATAAAACTTGTTTTTATTGTACACGATTCACTATCAGGGTCCGCATCACTAACTAATGCGTTATAAAAACCTGCAGGTAGATTGGTAAATGTTGCCGTTTGGCTTGTACTATTTGCAATTATTTGACTACCGACCTGGTAGGTGTAAATACCTGGAGTGTCCACATAAACAGTAACCGACCCATTTTGATTTCCACAGGTAGTTGCAATTGGGTTCACGTTAACCGCATATGGTTGTACGTTCTCAATAACCACTGTTTTAGTGTAAGTACAAATCCCACCCTGAGTTGTCATTGTTACGGTATAAGTACCTGAACTTAAATTATTAAAAACCGCACTAGGAGATGTGTTCTGAGTATTAAGTACAGTACCGTTAGAATCTAATAATTCAAAAATATATGGCGTTTGTCCACCCCCACCTGATATAGTTATTGACCCACTACCGTTTGAACAGGTTGAGTTTTTAACAACTACGTTAGTTGATGTGAATGAGTTAGGTGTTAAAATAGTAGTACTACCTGAAACAACACATAGTGATGCGTCTGTAACTATAACGGTGTATGTCCCCGCAACTAAGTTATTATATGTATAAGTTCTACTTCCATCAATATCATTTTCACCATTTGAAAATTGATAATAAAATGGTGGTGTACCACCAGATAAATTAACAATAATTTGTCCATTATTATCAAAACAAGTTGGGGATGTGTTAACAAAGTTAATAATCCCTAATCTAGTTGCCGCGGATACCACAACACTTTTAGTTATTGAACAATTATTGGCATCTGTAACAGTAACGGAATACGACCCACCTGACAAACCTGTTAATGAGGGTTGATTTATCGGGCTACTACTCCACTGATATGTGTAAGGAGAGGTACCAGTTAAACCTGTCACATATATCGCACCAGTATTACCTTGGGTACACGCGGAATCATCAATAGTATATAAACCAAATGTGAATTTACCTGAATCAGTAATAACACAAGTGCCTGTAGAACCTGAACAACCACCATCGTCTGTGGCAATAACATAATAAATACCCGATGGTAATGAATCAAAAATTTGAACGTCATCAGCAATTGAAGTACTGATAAGGGTACTATTTAATCCCGACAACTGATATAAGTCGTAAGTTACTGGATAATTTTGTGTTGTAGCAGTTACGGATAACATACCATTACTTCCTTCACAACTCGCTTCAGTTACTGTCTCTAAACTAAGACATAGTCCTGTCGAAATCCAAAGATTTACATAAATCTCATCATTTGGCGGGGTATTTGAGTCATTTATTCTTATTTGATATAAACCTCCACTAAGTCCTGTTCTAGTTGAGTCGTCACCATCGTACACTAAAGTATCAACACCTAAATTTGGGTTATACCAATCGATAGTATATGGTTCGACACCGTCAATAGGGAATATTTGGATTGAACCATCACCCAAACCATTACAGTCCCCATTTACAATTGCATTATAAAACATTAATTACACTTAATTGAAAAGTTTATTCCGACATTTAACTCAAATGTCTTATCATTAAATTTAGGGTCACATCCTAAATTATAAATAACAAATTTACTTTCACTCGTACTTTCGTCCAACGTAAATCCAAGACCTTGTTCTAATAGTATGTCAGGTAAATATGTAGTTATCGTATTTAACCATTGTGCTGGTGATGGCACATCTCCTATTCCAAACCCGTTATAAAACATAACTTTCATTATTTGATTACCACCTAATTTAACATCAACATACCAATCAGACACGATTGACTGTTCAGAACAAGTGGTAAATGTTTCACCTATGGATATCAAATAGTTATTGATTGTTTGGTATAGTACATCACCGAATGAAGTAACAGTACTTTGTCCATTATCCCAAGGATATACATAACAAGTAACTTTTTCCTCACTACAATTATATGGGAATATATTACCATTAATACTACAAGGGTCACAAGGTAAAGGTACAATTTCACAACCTCTTTGTAATCTATACACGAATTTTTGTCTATGGAAGATTGAGTTTTCAAACTTAGACCCCGCCATCCATAAAGTGGATGCTGGTATCATTTGTTCAACTAATCTCACCCAATAATCACCTAAACCATTAATATAATTAATCATTGTCTGATAATTAAAATTATCGTTAGGGATATTAACCGCAGATTCGGATTGTTGATATTTCCACCAAATAGATTGTAACGTAGGGTATCCCCCTGTTTTACCATCAGAAATAAACTGTCTATTTCGAGTATTAATCATATTACTCCAAAACGTTTGAGCGAATTCAAAAAAGGTCTTCTTACTTGGTTTAGGATTGATAAACGTCCAATCAACTCCTCCAGGTTGTGGATATGGTGTTGTTAGACCTGTACTAGGAATTGGGTAGTCGTATTTAGTCGACATTGTCCAAACATCATATAACAATCCTTGGGCGGGGTTCATAAATAAATCAATGTTCTTAACATTAATTACTAACTTCTCATTATTAACAAAGTAATATGCGTTATAATTTGACCTACCACCACTAACCCTTAATCCAACGTCATTAATTGGCCAACTCTTTTTATTATCAATAGTTCTAACTATTTTAAAACCTTCACTCATATATGGGAAAGTTCTATATCTTTCTAAATATTTTTGACCGTAAGTGAACGGTTCAAAGTATGTTTGAATATTAAAATTTTGCCCCGTAAATACACTAGTCGTCCTATTAACCTGTTGAATACTTTGGTGACTCTCAACCAATTCAAACCAACCAGCGCCTTTTTGAAAGAAATAATTTTCATTATTCGATAATGAAGAAGGATAACCTTCAGAATCTATAGGATAGTCATCAAGTGTTGCATTGGCATCTTCAATATTTTTTTGACTTGTAAACCCTGTGTATTTAATACCTTTAATTGAGAAAGTGGTCCCACTATCATATGATGGTAAGTCCTGTGAATAAGTTCCACCTGAAATATAGGAATATTGTCTTTCAAAATCCCCCATATTAATCTTCTGTCCCGCAACATAAATATTCTCATTAAATTCAACTAACGCTTCAGGAGCCCCAACCAATCTAAGCATAAATTCAATAGATTTTCGAGTACCTTTAGACTTGAATAAGTAAGCGGCATTCAATATTAAATTTCTATAAAATTGATAATTCAACTCTGTTGGAGTATTGGCTCTTGAGAAACCAGGGTATTGTATTTTACTATCATTACCAAATACAGATTCTAAGAAACTATCGTTAGTGATTGGTGAAACATTAATTTTCCAACCGACTGTCTCCGCAAGGTTTTTAAGTAGTTGGGAAGGAATGTCGTTACCAACATTATAATTTACGGAATTCATAAACGACAAGGTGTCAATGAATTTTTTAACCTCATCAAAACTTCTACCATATACGTTCAATATTTTCTGAACTTTTTGGTCTTCCGTGTCAAAATCTTTAAAGGCTTGTGTTGTTAAAAATCTAGTAACTAAATTAGTTCTAAATGAGTCAAACGAATCTGCAATATCACTAACAGTTGCTAAGTAAAAATCAAAAGCCTCGGTTGCAATATCTAAATTCCAAACACCATTTAATGGCCAAGTTACTCTTTGGTTATCCGTAAACAGTAAACCATCTTCCGTTTGTCTTGGAACTTGAAAAACCGCAGTATACTGAGGAACTATCAATCTATTTAATAAAAATTTCTCAACCTCATCAAATGGTTCCAATAATGACTTATCGGTATAAAAACTATTGGGTCTAATAACTAAGTACTCTGTACTTGTTGTATTATCACCAAATGGTTTACCAAGAATTGTCACAGTTAAAATACCACTATATAAACTTTGGGTTGGTTGGATGTAAACTACAGGATATTCTTTATCCCCAATAAATAACGAATATTTTGTGTATTCAGTCGTTAAATTTCTTAATGGTGAAACTTGATATTCTAATAATGAAATATTTCTTGTTGAATTTATACTAAAATCAACCCCAAATGGGTTTCTTGTTTTAGCAATATTAATGTCAAATGTCGTATGGTTTTCAAGTATATCATAAACCGCGTTAGTTGCCGTATTACCTGTAGATGAATCGTAATTTATTGGTGATACCTCTAAAGCACCTGGAAAAAAGTTTATAATTTTTTGTATGGATGTTGACATCCTTTTAGATAAAGGTCCGTATAGAGTAAATCTTGAAACCTCCGATAAATCAAAATTAGGATAAACTCTAAAATCTTTAGCAATAATTGCTTTAGATTCTAAAATATTACCAATGTTTAAACTATCCAAAGATATCGGTTCTGAAAACGCACCAATATTAAAGTTTCTATTAACTTTCTCAACTACCGATGTTGTGAATTCAAAATTACCCTGCGTCAAACCTCCACCGTCAACAATTTGTAAACCTACAATGTTGTCGGAGAAAGTTCCAGCTCCGCTAGAGGGTCTCGGGGGATATCTATAAAATCTTTTTGCCATTATGTTGTAATACTTGTGAAGTTTTTACTGAAATCAATATTATTACCTCTATCTTGTCTAACCTCAAATAACAATTTATTGTATTCATCTCTAATTTCGTAAAGATTGTACTGTCTGTATATATTATTTTCAGTGTCGTAGATTGTGTAGATACCGTCGTCAATAGACTTAGTTTGATTACCGTAAAGAGCTATCGCCAATGTATTGAAATCGTGTTCAGCAACTTCGATATCAATCGTTATTGGGTTAAAAAAAGTATTACTGATAATGATATTTTGACCAGGCTGACCAATGAATGGTGTTGCGTTTGGTTTATTAGTAGGTGCAGATGAAGGTGTCAACGTACAAAACATTAAATTAGTAACACCATCAACATAACGATATCTAATCGCTTTTTGAGATGTGTTTGTTAAGTTTTGAGTTACAGGTTGACAATAAAAATTAGAGGTGATTACTCTAAAGAAGTTAGGTATCTTAGTACCATCATCATTTAAGTATTCAATTCTAAAACCAACTAAACCTTGTGCAGTAAATTTATTTTTAAATTGAGCAGGAACATTATCTAAATTAATTACAATACCTTTAATGTTTGGTAACGCTGATAATACACCACAATCATTAATCTGTGTTCTTATTTGAGCAGGTCTAAGATATAAGGTATATATTCCAAGTTTATTAAATTCATTTGCGGGTAATTTTAAATTATATAACCCACCAAGAATTTCAATGTCGGCATTACCACCTGTACTTGCATTATTGAAGTAAGGTCTTAATATTGTTTTAGCATCCAACGATTTTAATATAAAGTTGTCCGTCGCGTCTCTTGAAGGTGTATAATTTAAAATAATATCAACATCTTCGGGTGATACATCAGACGGTCTTATCGTTCCATATGTTCCTATTGCCATTTTGTTTTATTTTGTTTTTTAATAAATAGTTTATTAGTCTTTTTTGATTATAGATTTTCTTGTTTTATAAAATTAAAAAATCCATATCCATAGTTTTCAAGGTCTCCAATGTTATCAACCTCACCCAATCTTTCAATTCGTTCTAAAGCACTGTTCTTCCCTCGTTCAATAAAAACGTCGGACTGAACTTCTGGTTGATAGACGATATTCATTAATGACTCATCTTTCACAATCGGTTCTTGAACCATCCATTCAGGAATCAAACCACTACTATAGGTTAAGTACGATGTTGTTCCATCAATAAAATCAAGATACTGAGTATCTTGTATTGTATAACCCGTATATGTTGGTGTCATCGCACTTATCACACCAAAAAACTGATTATTTTTATCCTTTATAATTTTATTAAGAACATAAGGGTTTTTACCATAAGATTGTAGTTCAGTTATTCTAGACTCCGTATTACCCGTAATTAAGAAAGGTGTAGAGGTATAGTTACTTGAGACTTGGGAAACTATGTTGTTCTCGGAATCACCTGTAAAAATATAATCATAGGATATTGGAGTAGCACTCCAAGAACCAACGTTTGATGTAAAATAAGCGGTGCCCTTAGGATTATCTATTGTAGTACCTGTAAATGGAACCACCACAGTTTTTTTAACGGTATTAACACCCCAAGGATTTTTTTGTGTTAAAGTTATTGTATACGTCCCATTATTAATATAATCGTGATAAATGTAATTTGGTGATAACGTTGTGATTGTTTGACCACTTACACCATCACCCCAATCAACTTCAAATGTTGAAAACTTTAAATAATTTTTAAACTTTTGGTCTGACGTATTATAGAAATAATATCTCTTAGGTGAAACTGTTTGAGCCGAGAAAACAAAATTCTTCACAACATCAGATTGTAGTAAGTTACCATCAAATATTGAATATAACCCGACATCAACTGCGGTCTCGGTTATCATAATAGGAATTGTTAACCCCGTTAATAATGAATCTCCATTAGTCCCTCCCGAAAGAACTTGACTCATACCTGAATAAACATATGTACACCCACTCGAGTATGTATCACCACTTGGGTAACATATGTTGAATATATCACCCCCAATAACTTCAGGTGAAATTTTAATATAATATCTATCTTCGTTCATTATGGGTTAATATATTCATACCATTTTATCGGATTTGACTCCTGACCTGCAAGAGTTTGTCCTCCACTTGAAATATCGTAGATTTTATACGTGTAAGTATTATAATCTAAAATGACCTTATAATAGAAATATCTATCCTGTGGGAAATTAAACTTATCGCCAATCAAACTTGATTGGGGTCGATTCATCATCTTAACAAAATACCCGTTTTTCGCATCAAAAAATTTGGCAGTCATATAAAATGTTGTGATATTTAAAAAATCTCGTTTTTTTAACCAGTAAATAAACATACCTTCTTGGTCCCCTAAATAATCCAATTTGAATATTGGAGTTTTAATATTCTTAGTCTCATATCCAACTGTTGCTGCAGTTGTTGCTCCCTGTTGTGTTGGAATTATTATTGTCACATAATTTGTTTGGGTTTTTAAATCCGTACTATCATACAAATCCAATTTAAAAAATGAATTTTTAAAAGGATTTGAATACATATAAACTTCATTCGTTGAGAACCCTTGTACAACATACGAAGGTTCCCATATAGTTGTACTGACATTAGCCCCGTTAGGCACAAAATTAAATGAGTAATTAACATCCGTTTTCAACACATTATTTGTAGGGTCGACAATACCCGCAGGTGCGAATCTGGCAACTTCAAAATCTTTATCTCCATTTAAGATTTCAGTAATGGCGTTTCTTTCAAACGCAACTAAAGAATCCGACCTGTCGGTCAAATCCCAAGTCATTTGTACAGGTATCACTAATTCTTTATCAGTATCAGTAGGTAACGATATTTTATATTTATTCACAATCATCTATATCTGGGTCTGAAATTGCATATAATTGTTCAGGGACATTTCCTTCAGGAAATAATCTGAATATTATTTTTCTTGATGGATAATGAGAGCCATTTAAGAATGGGTAATCCACACCCAATCCATTACCATCTATATAACCATAAGTATATAAGTCTCTCCATCTTAACGTTTGATAGTATTCTGAGAAGTACGCATAATCAGGAACTCCTTCTATCGTTTTAACGTCCCCCTCTTCAATATAATCAGAATACACTTTTAGTGTAATCGAATTATGTGGTTGGTAATAATACCCTGGAGGGTTATTAGGACTACACGAAAAATTAAATGGGTCAGCATTTAAAATACATCCGACTTTAAATAAATTATCATTAAAAACAATCTTATGATATAGAGGTGATATAACTCTTTCTTTTTGTTCGAATCGATTAAACTCACAATAATCCCCATCAATAATATCACCTTCTTTTAAGTCATTGTTATAATAAAAATTGAAGGTATTACTACCAATAGTTTTACTATACGTACCTGTACTAATATTGGTTTTATTTCTTGATTTATTTGACGCTGCCCAATATGGGTTAACGTCTGATGTGATATTAAACCCAAATCCTTCTCGAATAGCGGGAAAATTTGGCACACTAGTATCGAGTGGCTTATTCATCCACCCAAAATATCCTTTATTTATAATTGTTATGAATAATTCACTTAATGGTCTATTCTGATTATCAACATAAGGTGCAATGTTAATGTCTTTACTAAAAGAAATTAAATACGATTGATTACCTTCTTTTTGAGTAATTCTCGCGGTATGGTCAGGGGTTAATGAACTATATTCGTACTGTCTGACGTTATCAAAAGGATTGTATTCAAATCCCGCTTTAGTTAATATAGTATCACTTACATTTGTAAGTATTCTATGTTTTCTAACATAATATTCTGATTTAGTTTCACCTGAGTTATAAATGTCGACTATTCTTTTAAAAGTACCTTTAGTATCATTTGTAAATGTAACACCAGTAAATCCGTAATTATAAAGATTAAAAATATATTCACCCGAACCAAACCCTGATTGACCTAAAGAATAAACTTGGAAAACCTTACTACCTCCATATCCCAACCATCCAGGGATGTTTATTTCAACATATTCCCCTTCAGATAGATTGTGTTTAACGGGACAGACAAATGAAATTAAATCTTGCCCTGACTCGGTGTATGGGTTTTGAATATAAAAAGGAATACCATCACCAGCAGCCCATCCATTAGTCCCACCATCCTCTTCATAATACTCTAATCTTTTAGTATAATCGTTTTGATATGCGTAACTAATATATTGGGTCCAATTATATGTTGTCGCACTTTTATTTACAAAATATATGTGTGGTTGAACCGTACCTGATGTTGTAGTATATCCTGGAACTTTGTTATCGGTTCGTATAAAATCAAATTCGTTATATAGTGGATACCCTGTCCACATAGTGGTATTAAATGAACTTAGTTGATTGGCGTAGTACATATTATACGTGAACGGTTTATAGTCAAGTAAACCAGTACTTCCACTATACACGTTATAAAACATAAAATCCATATTAGCACTAAGTCTAAAAGTGGATGACGCCTGTCTTTCGTCGTCAAACACTTGAGCTAAACTGATTCGATTATTCCTATCAAACTCATCAATTTCTTTTTGAGTATTTTCCAGAGGTACTTTAATACCTAAATCCGTATCAATTGCGGTCTTATATCTTTTAGACCCTAATACTATTCTTGTTTCAATTTGATTACTCATTTAAACCTGTAGTTCCTAAGAACTTATTTGAAAATCTGTTTATGGCAGTATTACCTTTTCTTAATCCAAAATAGAAATACCAAGGAGCACCTCCTAATATAGTCTTACCTTGAATTGTTGGTGCCGAATAATTGTAAGTTATTGACGCCATATCATTCGAATTACTTGCAAATAAATAACCACGAGCGTTATATTCATTAACCGAAGCGTTCCATACAGGATATGGACTACCAGGTATTTGTGTTGGTAATCTATCCATTTGTTGATACTTAACCGCCACAATACTCGAAGGGTCAGGAGATGTAGCCCAATTATTAGTTTGTGTACCAAAGATTGTGTTACCCGAATTTAATCTCCACATATAATGAGGTGTAAGTTGTGATTTAGTTGAGGTATAATCGTAAGCAAAATCATTAGTTAATGGGTTCCATCTAATTGTTCTAACAGGTGAGATAAAATCTCTAACTTGTATTGATTCCGTACTTGAGGTAAACATAATACCCATCATAATACTATTTGAACTAGTCCCCGCCGCGATTACAGACGCCCCTCCAGGGGATGAAGGTGATGTAGTATAAAAGGATGTGTCCAACGGAACCACACCAATTTGGGAGTTAACCGCCACTGATTGTGCGAAATCAGCATCAACCTTTCTACCACTTCTTGAAAATAATCGAGTAATTTGGTTACCAAAGAAGTTAGCTAAGAAACTAGAATCAAGTAATCTCATAATACCAAATAGATTAACCATATCTGAAGTATCATTATATGAAGTTTCAGAGAACTCTTTCATATTATACCCATCAAATTGACCGTTTAAAATAATCTCTTTCATAAATGAATCTCTAGGTCCTAAATTAATAAGAGTTGTTGGGTATTTTAAATTAGTATCATTAGCTCCTTTACCATCATCCCCTCTTGATTTAAATCCAATAAAGTTACTACCATCCCAAGGTGTACTTCTATAATAAAACGTATTTGTTGTTGGGTGTAGGAAAATAATATCTCGACAATACTCCCGACCATTAACTTTATTCTTACTATTATAATAGGTATTAATTTTGAACGGATATGCAAATAATACACCGTTAATCCAATTATTATTAAAGACCTGACTTAAAACTCCTTGACATAATGCAAAGAAGAACTTGAATCTAAGGATATATTCCCCAAAATTTTCAAGGTCTTTACCCATTCCAGCAATTGGCCCGAAAATATCATTAATGTCACCACAACGAGGACAAAAACGATAACAACCGTTATCAGTCACCGCATCATCGTTCTTACACGCAGGGTCAACAGTGATATTTAAACCACTGGTACCCTGGTCGTAACATTTTAATGAAACCATTTTAGTACAAGTAAATGTATTTAAAGCACTATTACTTTCAAACGCGTTGTCATTAGGTTCAAATGTGTCAGCATACGACGCGTTTGATTGTCCAGCACCTGCAACAATAATACCATTAGTCGAGAAGGTATATACGGTCAACGCAGGATTTTGTTGTAAGAAATAGGTGTTATTACCATTAGTTGTTTGAAAATCAGAAGTAGGTAATCTATCACTTCTCATAACATTATTCTTATAATAAGACATACTTAAAGTACTACCCGTATTATACCCTGGACTATAATAATATGATTTTAAATTGTTAGGGTATGATGTTGATGGGGTAAACACATACGCTCCTCCGTCAACAAATTCACTAGGGTTATATTTTCTTGGGGTTAGTGTACCACTATACAAAGCCTGACTTGATAACGATTTAAGTAAACGTCTAGGTGATGATATTGTATTATCAATCTTAGATGGGCTCAAAACCGTAGCTGGTGGTGATGGTACAAATACCGACGGAATCACTTTAGTATTATCTAAACTAGAATAAAACGTATGAGTATTAGTCGTGTACCCCGTATAATAATATGACGATGAATTTGCGGGTTCAAAGAATTGAGAACTAAAATATAAATCAAATCCATTGTTAGGAGTGTTGTTATTCATACCAGAACCAAAATCGTGGTCAAACATATTCAACGGTGATGATGATGCAGGTAGCGTCGAATTCTTAATTGGAACGTTAACTTTATAATCCCCGATAACTAAACAATCTGGTTGGTTAATTGATGTGTACCCAAAAACTCGACTCAGGTCAAATTTAGTTTGAACACTAAATGAATTAGGGTCAACACCTCTTTGGATTATTAATACCTTACTGTCTTGTGATATAAAATCAATAGGTGTCACAGTTACCGTGTCACTAAAAATTCCCGTAAAACTAGTAATAGTTGAAGTACTTTCAATAATATCCCCAAAACTATTCGCGAAACGAGTTGCAGGTACTAAACTTCTAAACTGAGCAATGGTCATTCCCGTTATTACTTGGAAATACTCAATATCTGACGGATATGTGTAATATATTGTTTTACTAACATTAGTGTTATACATAGTAGGTGTCGAATATGAAAATGGTATATTCGACAATGGGTTAGTCGGACTTGCGTAAGTACCACTTAACGTAGTTGGTATTGTCGTAGTACCCGTTAACTGAGTACTTCCAATACTATTAACCGTTGCACCTGTAAAGTTAGGGTCTTTAGATGAATATGGACTTGAAAATGAGAACATCTTACCCGCACTAAGGGTAGTCGCTTTACTAACTAAAATCGCAATTACATTATCAAAATGTCCCGCAGTAGGACCGTTAGAAGTTGGTTCGTATGTCACTTTCACCTGATTAGCACCATTGTAGTAAGAACCTTTAGTATTAAATAAATTAATCCTCTCACCAAACGGTAAATCATAACATTCCATAAAACCTGAAGAAGTATTTATTCTCCCGACACCTCCCGCAGTCATATTGGTACCATTAACAAATGTACCCCCTAATAATTGTTTGATAATAGGGACATCTGATGGTGACCAAAAAAGTGTATTACTGAAAATATTATTAAATACCGATGGGTTGTCCAACTTACCAAAGGCAGTCGGTATGTTAAATGATGTTATAAATTGACTTTGGTTTTGTTGTGCCTGACCCGTGGTTTGATTAGCCCCACCTGTTGTAGGGTCACTACCATTACCGTCTGACCCATCACAACTACAAGCTTCACAGTCAGGATAAGTTAACATTGGCATATCCAATGGTTTAATTGGTAGTTTTGGGTCGTCACAATCAATACCCAAAGAACGACAAATCCATCCAAAAGGATAGAAACTAATTGCAACAATACTAAATCCAATACCACAAATACCACAAAGTACTGTTTGAATAATTAGATATATTAGATTTATAAGAAACGCAATAATATCATAGGCGATAAGGACGGGTAACATTAAGAACCCAATAATTGAAATTAGAATATTCAATATTATCCATAATAATGATGTATGGAAAACCCCGTCATTCGCAGGAAATTTATTTACACTATCTTCACAGGTATCATCATCAATTCTTTTAATTGCTAAGAACTTTTCTTTACCACCAGCAACCTTATAGTTGTCGATTAAACCCGAAACAGTATAAACTTTATTATAATCGAATTCATAAAATCTATCTTCACAATTAATATAGGATAATAATTCAGGGTTTGTTATATCAACACTACCTGTAGTATACCCTGACCAACCTAAATCAAACGCATATGATGTTAACGCGTCATTATAATCCCCAAGACCACCTCGTAATGGGTCAGACCCATAAAACTCCCATCCTTTTTCTTTAATGTTTGGGACTAAGAAATAACCTCTTTTAAAATCTTCCGCAATACTCTTACTTTGTTGCCATTTAATTTTAAACCTGTATTTAGCTTTAGTTGGGATACCGACTTTAGGGTCGTTTGAAATAACCTGTTCCCCATATTCATTTGTAGATATGTAGTTATTATTCATTGGTAGGTCAAACATCCACACACCATTACCGTCAATAACTTTACCACCATTAGGTAGTTTAGCTTGTTCGAGTATTGGTAACCCGTCAGAGTCGTTAAAGATTGTTTGGGTAATAGCCAAAATCTCACCAGGTCCTGTGGTCATTTGACACTGATTTCCTGTTTCTTTTCTCGAAACACAATTTTGTTTAATGGCAATAGAGTTTGAGGTACTAACTAATGACCCCATAAAAATTGCGGTAGGTTTAATATCAATGTTAGCCTCGTTGGTAATGTCAAAATCTGTTCTTGTAATACCTATTTGACATATCTCAGGTTCACCCCAAAATGGTGCAACCTCAATACTCTTATTAATAACAACAACCTGAGGTAATGAATTAAAGTTCGATGATGAATTAAATTTATTCCCATCAAATTGTTCTTCAGTTGCAAGTCCCATTCTAACCAAATCCTGAGGTCCTAACGAAAAAGGACCAATATCAGATAGGTCAACATTCATCACTATAGTATGACTACCAACAGGTACCCCATAAATTAAGTAATCACCACTGTCATTCGTTTGAACGGTATATTTGTAATACTTGTCATATAATTGAACAACCGTTTGGTCAACTAAGTTATCTTTTCGAGAAGGGAATGTCCCTGTGGCAACGTGATTACTATAAGAAGGAAGATATGGTAATAGATTAAATTTGTACCCATCCTCATTAGTATCTAAAACCGATTTATAAGGATATATTGATTTAATGACAGGGTTTTTTAAGTCCTCGTCAGTTACAGGTATGAAGATTGATAACTTAGCGTTTGGTATTCCATAACCATTGTTTGCAAAAACTCTACCAGCAATAACCCCATAATCTGAGCACATTCTTAAGTAGACATCACCTTGCCTAATTTTTAATGATAATATTTCAAGTTGTTCAAAATCTTGGTCAACTTGAACTACTAAGTTTTGGTCTTTGCCTGGATTAGCTTTAATTCTATACGAATTCCCCATTATATTCCTTTAATCGATAAATAGTTGATAGACTGTTTTTCAAGTCTGTGCACTGGTTTTTATGTTTAGAAAAAACAAGTTACTCTAAACATAAAAAGATAATGTAATAAATAAATCCTTAGCTAATTGATACGGTTTGGAAATTCTTAACCTTAACCGTAATATCCTTATTTGGATATCTAATTTGATAGATTTGAGTTGGGAGTGCAAAGATAGTATTGTCGGTAGGTTCTATCTGTTTTGTAGAAGAATCCGCGTATTTCATTGAAGTTTCTGAAGATGAATATTCTCCCCCAACTTTATTAAACACTTTTAATTCAGTTAACGATATCACTCCATTCTCAGATTGAATTATTTTATTAATTTCAGATATATTAACGTTACCCCCTAATTGTCTTGTTGACGGATTAAAATAATCCGAAATCTTATTAATTATCGTACCAACAACAACCCCTTGATTTTGACTTGCATCCAACACAACTGACGCCTCAACGGCTAAATCAATTACATCCGCAGTTTCAATTGAAATGTAGTCGTTTATCATACGATAGTTTGAAAGATACTCAGCAAGATTATTTAATAACGTATTTGAAACTATAGATGTTAAAGCACCTGAAGTATCGTATGACAATATCTTAACTCTAATTTTATTATCTTCCTCAACAACAGAGACTTTAGCAGGTGCACCAAATTGTCCTGGCATTTTTCTAATCAAAGCTTCATAATCATTAATCGTAACTGCTCTATTTTGTGCCGAGAAGTTAAACGATACAAAATTTCTTATTTCTTCTAACGTAGGTAATCCCGCTCCCCCAATTGCCGCAGTTACGTTAGTACATCTTAATGAATTAACCACCGCAGTATTTGTCGATTCTGAAGGTCCGTTTACAAAGAACGAAACCGTACCAATCTGATTGATAGTATTAACTCCGATATTGGTACCTAATCCACCACCAATTCTATATTGTACAAAGATTGTGGTGTTTGCTTTTAACGTACTACCTAATGAAAAATTATTTAAATAATTCTGCATCGGTAAAGTCTCAATTCCACTTCTCGCAAATTCCCTCAATTGGTCTTCCGCCGATGTGTTACCCCCACCAAACGTCATCTTTAAAAATCCTTCAGGTGTGTATTCAGTTATAAATCTGTCATTAGTAACAACCCATTGTCCAACTTTAACTCCAGGTAAATCAGTTGGTTTCGTCGAATCCTCGATGAATACCCTATCTTGAGCTAAGGCATCAACTTCATACCATTTCCCAGCAGGTGATAAAAACTCAGACACCGTAGGTACGTTAGCGTAGTTAGTACCATCTTTCTGTATAACTGATGTAACACCTAACACATTCTTTTCTGGTAAGAACAACTCAAAAAACGGTCTAACGTCATTGGCGGTTATAACTTGTTTGAATACTTTGGTAATACCATTAACTACTAATTCTCTTTTAGTTATTGTATAACTAATTAAATTGTTGTTACCATCGAAGTTAGGTATTTTAAGTCGGTTTGGGAAACCTTGTGAGTTATATGGTGATGAAAAATCAATATCGTATACGTTTTCAAAAATTTGTCCCACACCCGTAACTTGACTTCCTCTTCTTAATATACCTTCATATCTCTCATCATCCTTATCACCATTTGCAGGTACCGTAATTGAGAAGTCGACTAAAGCAACTGAAGGTCTTTGACCTGGAAGTTTTAATCCATAAGTTCTCGCGATGTTAAATATTGAAGATTTTTGTTGGGCGTATTGTAAAACTGTTTCTTGAACACTTCTATCAATATGGAAGTGTAAGTTGTCAGATACGGCAGCATTTAAATCTAATAAAGCCGAGAAAATAGACGCGTCGTTAAAATTATCTATTAACTCAGGATAATAGGTTTTTGTGAAATTTATTAATTCCGTTCTAACTTCTTGGAAGTCCCTTACGGTATAGGATATTCTTTTTTCTGCCATATTAATTAAATATTTAAGATTACGAAATCTTTACTACTAAAGACATCGTCGGTTATTACGTAATCTATTTTAACCTTAGCGGTGTATTCATCGGCACCCATACCTGGCATATTATACTCAGTAGTATTACTACCTGAACTTACACCACCACTTTCTGTCTCTTCACTAACATAAGCTTTGACACTAATACTAGTAATTCTTAATTGAGGTAAATACTTTTCACACGACTCTCGAATCTCAGATTCAATACTGTTAAATGTTGGAGTATCTAGTGGTTCGAAAATATACTCATATAATCGAGTTCCAAAATCTGGCAAAAAATATCTAGACCCTTTTCTTGTAAGAAGTAGGTGAATTAAATCTGTCCTTATCTCATCGTTAGCAGTTTGAGTTAATTTCAGATAGTCTCCTTCAGTAGAACTGTTGAAGGGGAATGCAATCCCATATGTTTTACCATTTGCCATATCAATAAATATATGTCGTGATTATTTCTTATAAATAGTGTAAAATAAAAAATCCCGACATAGTGTCGGGATAATTGTCGTTATATTTTAAATTAAGATGAACATCCAAAACATTCAATCTCAATACCCTCAGGTTTTGGTGGTAGATTCATATGACTATAATCTACTTTAGGTACCTCAACATTTTTCTTAGGTGATTCCATTTTTGAAATATCCATAGCCAAATGTTTTGCTCCTGTTGAAATCGCCTTTGTTCTAACATAATAACAAAGTGTTTTCAAACCTTTCTTCCAAGAGTGGAAGTGTGATGAAGATATCTTAGATAATGTTGGGTTTGACATATAGATATTCATTGATTGTGATTGGTCAATGAATGGTGCTCTGTCAGCCGCCATATCAATAAGTTCCTTTTGTGAGATTTCCCAAATAGTTTTATATTTCGGAATTAAGTGTTCAATTCTCTTAACTTTTTTATTGTAATTTTTATCTTCAGTGTCTAAGTAAGCGTTGAAGTTAATTTTTTGGATTGACCCTTCGTTGAAGATGATTTCATTTTTTAGGTCCTCACACCAAATTCCAATTTTTTCAAAGTCGTTAATCAAGTACTTGTTAACAATCATAATTTCACCACCAACAACTCTTCTATTGAATAAAGCCGAGTGAGCTGGTTCTGTCATTTCAAACGAACCTGTAATCTTAGCTGAAGACGCAACAGGCATTTGAGCCGTGAATAATGAGTTACAAACACCGTATTTTTTAACATCATTTTTTAATGATTCCCAATCAAACATACCTGATAAGTCAGACTCTTCTAATCCCCACATATCAAATTGGAAATTTCCTTTAGACATAGGTGAACCGTTAAAGAATTTGTAAGGTTTTCTGTTTTCTGTTTTACATAGGTCGTTACTTTCAGTAATTGCCGCAAAATAAATTGTCTCAAAAATTTGTTTGTTAAGGTTTTTAGCATCTTCAGACGTAAAGATATAATCCATTAAGTAGAATACATCCGCTAATCCTTGTGTCCCAATTGCAATCGCTCTTTGTTCTAAACCACCTTTATGTCCTTTATCTGTAGAGTAGTTGTTTTTATCTACAACGTTGTTTAACGCTCTAACAACTTTTCTAACCTCACTGTATAATAATTTAAAATCAAATTTACCATCAACAATAAAGTTTTTCAATACCATAGAAGATAATGTACATATCGCGGTTGTCTCCTCATCAGTAAACTGATAAATCTCATTACATAAATTAGATTGTTTGATTACCCCAATATTTTGGTGATTAGTTTTTCTATTTGCATTATCTTTAGAACATAAATAAGGTACTCCTGTTTCAACTTGCGATTCAATAATTTTATTCCAAATTGTTTGTGCGGATACTTTTTTACCAATACCTAACTCAACTGCTTTACGATAATTTTCTTCGTACTCGTCACCATAACATTCTTGTAATGGTTTAATACCTGCTTTAATAATATCATTTGGACAGAACAAATACCAATCATCGTTATTTTCTACCGCCTTCATAAAGTTGTCAGGAATCCATAATGCGGTAAATAAATCACGAGCTCTTAATTCCTCAGCACCAGTATTCTTTTTAATCTCAAGTAAATCTATAATATCCTTATGCCAAGGTTCTAAATAGATTGCCGCACTACCAGGTCTTCTACCTTGTTGATTAAAGAATCTTAAACCTTCGTTTACAATTTTCAAATATTTCAATAATCCTCCCGCAAATCCTCCTGAAGAATTGATTCTACTTTCTTTACTACGAATATTAGATAAACATAACCCAATACCTGCAGCGTCAGACGAATACGTTGATATGTCGTTGAAAGTATTTAATAATCCGTTTCTTGAATCTGAATCGTTATAATGTAACACACAAGACGCTAACTGAGGAGTTTTAGTCCCTGAGTTAATCATAATTGGTGTTGCTGGTGAAATAAGTTGGGTTGATAGTGAGTTGTAATACTCAACGGCCTCTTCAAAAGTGTTAGTAACCCATAACGCAACCCTCATATACATATGTTGAGGTCTTTCAATTACTTTACCTTGTGGTGTTTTTAACAAATACATTTCAATTAACGACCTCCAAGCAAAGTAATCAAAGTTGTAATCATTTTCGTGATTAATAACCGAATCAATATTACTTGCTCCGTAAGATTCCACAATCTCCATCAATCTATCATTTACCACACCTTCTATGTGTAATGTGTGCATAGTATTTGAAAAACTTTCAGAAGTTTCTTTATGGTATGAAGATATTGCAACTGACGAAGCTAATCTTGAGTAGTCGTGATGACTACCTGTATAAGCTGCAGCAATTTCATAAATAAGTTTATCCAACTCTTTAGTTGTGATTAAACCCTCAGTTGGTACTGAGGTAATCACCTTAATAAAGATTTCATCTGAATTAACATTAAGTCCTTTAGACGCTCTTTTAATTCTTTGATATATTTTTTGTGGGTTAAACGACGCGTCGTCTCCACTTCTCTTTTTTATTCTTAATGACATCATATTTCTCTTTTTTATATATTAAAAATCATCGGTAAATGAAAGTGATTCACCTAACTTTGCTTTTTGGTATTCAACAGTTCTTGATTCGAAAAAATTACCTTTTGTTTCAACGGCAATTTGTTCCATAAACTTAAATGGTTGTTCAACGTTAAATTCTTTTTTACAACCAAGTTTAATTAATAAACCGTCAGTTACAAATTCAAGATATTGTTTCATTAAATTTGAGTTCATACCGATAAGTGAAACTGGTAATGATTCAATAATGAATTCTTTTTCAATCTCTAATGCGGATAATAATATTTCTCTGATTCTTTTCTCACTTGGTTTATTTTCAATGTGATTATTCAATAAATGAATTGCAAAGTCACAATGTAAATTCTCATCTTTAAAGATAAGTGAATTAGCATTACATAAACCTTGCATTATTCCTCTTGATTTCAACCAAAAGATTGAACAGAATGAACCCGAGAAGAAGATACCTTCAACCGCCGCAAACGCGATTAATCTTTCCTCAAAGGTTGAATTTTCAATCCAATCCAAAGCCCATTTTGCTTTCTTTTGTACCGCAGGTAATTTATCAATTGCGTGGAAACACTCATCTTTTTCTTCAGGACTTGAGACGTAAGTGTCAATAAGAAGAGAATACATTAATGAGTGAATGTTCTCCATCATAAGTTGAAACCCGTAGAAGAATTTTGCTTCAGGGTATTGAACTTCTTTAAGGAAATTTTCCGCCAAATTTTCATTTACAATTCCGTCAGACGCCGCAAAAAATGATAATATATTTTTAATGAAGTATTTTTCATTATCCGATAAATTTTCCCAATCACGAATGTCGTTTGTCAAGTCAATTTCTTCGGCCGTCCAAAACGCCGCCTGATGTTGTTTGTAAAACTCCCAAATATCATTGTGTTCAATAGGGAAGATAACGAACCTGTTGGGATTTTCTACCAATATTTTTTCCATAGTAATTTTAATTTAATTTTTGTTAAGACTGTTTTTGTTTTTGTTGTTGCTCTCTTTCTTTTCTTTTCTCAAGAAGTTCTTTAACTCTATCTCTTTTTTGTTCCTCTTTTTGTTCTTCAAATCCTAAGAATGTTACTGAACTTTCAGTATCAATTTCAATAAGTTCATTATCAAATTTACAGTTTTCGAATACAACACCATCGGAACCAATACGAGATTTAGTAATTGCGATAGTAGCAAGTTTCATTTCTTTTTGTTGTAAAGTTTTAGCCACGGAAATGATAACGTGTCCAACTTGTGCTTTCTTAATAGAACCACCCATTTGGTCGGTGGTAACCACTTCTGATGAAATCGAGGAACGGTTTCCTTGTGTTGCGGTCCATCCAACAATGTTCAACTCGTGACACATTGCTTCAAAACCTCTCATAACTGAACCTTCACTTTTCCATTCATCTCCAAGATTTTTGTCAGGTACTACACAATCAATATAATCTAAAAGAATCATATCAATTTTATTTCCCTCAGCAATCATTTTCCTAACTTGGTTTTTGATTTGCATCATAGTTAGAGTATCAGAAGGTAATTTTTTAAGAGTTAACTTGTTCGGCATAGATTCTTTAATTGCCGTAACTTTCTCCATTACTTCTTCTTTCTTATTTGCCATATCATCAGGGGCAATTCCTGTCCAAAGTGTAAAATGTTTTCTTTGAATAATCTTTGGGTTATCTTCAAAGAATATTTGTAATACGTTATAACCTAAGTTAAATCCGTGATTAGCTATTTTTGTTAATAGTGTAGATTTACCTACACCTGTTGGTGCCAAAATTACACCGATTTCCCCTTTGGCCAAACCACCTTTAAGTAGTTTGTCTATACCTGGGATTCCCATAGGTACTGGATGTCTGTAATCATCATTTAAAACATCGTCTAAATTGTGAAAAACATCCTCAGTCCCTTTATCAACCTCCCCGACTTGTAAGGCTTTACTAACCATTTCTTCTAATGTGTCGTAGTTTTCAAACTCACCCCCATCAATGATTTTTTGAGCCTTTGTCATCACTTTCTGTAACTCTTGTTGTTTACAGAATTTTAATGCCTTTTCCTGAACATAAGTACTACCCTCAAGAGGTGCCTCAGCAACTTTATTAATCGTGTCTAATACCATTCTGGCAGCTAATTCCTGTTGGAATTCTGACTTGGCAATCTGACCTAATGTTTCAAAAGATGGACTTGATTCGTACTTTTTATAGTATTCTTTAATCATCTGAATTATGATTTTAAAATACTTGTTTTCAAAATAATTTAGTTCAATAACATCAATAATTGAGCGAGCGAATTCTTTATCTAAGATAGTTTGATTAAGAAGTTGTAATTGGAAAGTTTCCCCTAAATAATTAAAATTTTTGCCTGAATTCATACTCTATATTTGTTTGTGTAATTGATAAATACTATACTGAAAGCGGAAGGCCTATATATTCATAAGTTAAATTTTCACCTGAAAAAATGTCAGTTAAACCCTTAAGTACAGTTTTTAGGTACGGACGTACGTCTACGGTGTATCTTATTTTTGGCGGGTATAATTTTGCATTGAATTGTCTATGACAAAGTGTCTCATCACCAACCTTAATAAATAAATTAAAGTGTTCTTCACCGTCAGTCATTGAGGTGTTTAAAACGTTCTCATCTTCCATAATTTGATTGATATTATCAATCATATATGAAACTGTTCTGTTTTTCAAATCTAACTCTAAATCCTCTTTAACATCTTTAATAAACTCGTACAACTCTAACGAATTTTTTGCCGATGAATTAAATCCTTTTACATTGTAAAATCTTTGTACAATGATTCTGTCGTTTAACGTAAGTAAAAACTCCATTTTCGTTAAGTCTTGCTCTTTTGTCATAATTTAATTTTTGTTTGTTTTATAATTTCTTTTTTCTTTTCGGGTTAGTTTCATAAAAGGTCTGATGAAGTTAACCCAAGCATCATCAGTTTTTGGTAGGTATTTAAAGAATCCGTTCTCCATCATCATCTTTATTAAGTTTTTATACCCCCTACCATCGGGGTCTAAACTCTCTCTATAATAAAGTTCAACTAACTCTTTCGCTTCATCAGTTATTAAAGGATTAGACAAATCTACGATTTTTTCATTAATTACAAAAAATTCATTCCCATATACACCAGTTTTAGTCTTACCTGTAAGTAGATTATTTAACGCAGTGTTGTTTTTGTCCGTTTCAAATAACTTTTCAGCCTTAGTTAAAATATCGGAAACATTTACCGTATTTTCAAGTAGCTCAGGAAATAATTTAACCAAAGTTTTCTCACCTAAGTAATAGATACCGTCTATGTTATCCGATTTATCACCAGATAATATCTTATAGGTTTTAATGTTTTGATGTGGGAATTCATAGTGATATATCTTAATCTTATCACCATTCTGATACATCGTCTTAGTGTTTGGGGAATAGATAGAGACACGTTCTGAGATTAACTGTGTTAAGTCTCTATCACCTGAAAATATTGTCTTATTTTCATCAGGAGACACCTGACAATAATAAGCGATTAAATCATCAGCTTCATTATTGTCAATGTCTATCTGTCTTACAAACATTTCTTCCAAATATTGTTTAACTCGTTCTTTCTGTTTAGTGAAAGAATCTTCCTTATACACATTAGGTTCAGAATGTC